TTTTCATTGTAATCCAATGGAATATCAGATACAGTAGTCGGAAATGCTCCTCTTATTGTATATGATTTAATTGTATTACCGTTTCTGTCCAGATGATCTAAAAAAGCATCAACTTGATAATCAGCAGGATTTGTAAGTCCTTCGTTATCAGTCATATTGTTAATACCGTTTTGCCATCTTTCAAAAGCGTTTCTTAACTTAAAGTTAGTATCATTTAACACTGTAATAGTAAAATCAGCAAATGTTCTGTCACCTGCAATCTTTACTTTTCTTCCGAAGTATGGTACTTCGATGAAACCTAAAGTAGATGCTGGGACCTGAGACGCTCTAATTAAGAACGGACTCTTTAGGTCACCAGCACTGTTTGCTGGGTTAGAGAGGTTTACTTGGAACAGGGTAGGTCTAGCACCGCCAAGGGTTAACTGGGACCTCATTTCATTGATATTAAAAGCCATGTTTTATCTCCTATTCCTATTTATTAAAACTTACCAACTATCTCTGAGAATTCAACTCCAGATCTAACTGCTACGAAGTTCAACTGAATGAAGTTGATTGAACGAGAAGGCTTGATGTAAATGTCACCAACAAATTCGTTTCTATCAATTACTTCACCTGTGTTGTTTGTTTCGTCACATACAACCTTAAAGTCTGTAATTCCTCTTCGACCTTGAACATCTCTTAAGAACGGCTCGACTAGATTTCTAAACTGAGATCTAGTGAACGGATCATTAAATTCAAACAATGTGAATTTAGATGCTGTACTAATTGCTTTCTCAAGCACTATGAATAATCTTCTTACATTGATCCTATCGAATGCTGAAGGCTTACCTAGTAGAGTCTTATCACCAAACAAGATAGTACCTTGTCCTGGGAATGTTACTACTGGGTTAATGTCTGCTTGATAAAGCTGATCTCTTTCACCTTTCTTAGGATTGTAAGCTAACTTGACAAGATTCTTAACTTGACCTCTGTTGTAACCAGCAGGTGAGAACCAAGCATCTCTTAGCTCATCTGTGTTTACAGCAAGTCCAGCCATGTCAGCATTTAATGGAATCCATCTATACTGATCTGCATACTTGTCATATTGATACTTGTAACCTGAATCCATGAACAGATAAGACGAACTTGTAATATCGTTTCTGAATTCTACTGTATCGGCTGATTCGTTACCTGCGTTTGATACTACATCATCTTTATCTGGAGAGATGAATACTACAACGTCTTTTCTTGACTCTGCAATGTTATCTCTAAGATGTTTAGCAAGGCCTGTATTGTGTGTTCCACCAATTGCCTTACCTTGTAGTACTAAACTTACGTCAACATCTTCAGCTGATTTGTAAAGATCGTATCCTGCTGTAACTTGTCCTAATGCAATACTACCTTCTGCTGCTGAATCAGCACCGTCTGATAGTGAATTGTATACTGGAGCAGTTGCTGCTGGACCGACATCTGTTGCTGCTGATGTTGCTTTTGTTGTGTCTACTGCAATCCCTGATGTATCTGCTGTAGCATATATCCAGTTAGATGATTTCTCAACAACATTTCTCCAGTAATTTGTCTCACCGGATTCTGTTTTTGCATCTGTTGCTCTGGATACACCTTCGAATACTTCTAGGATTGTACCTTTTGTTCCTGTAATGTCGCCGTCTTCGTCTTCAACAACAACGTGAACTTCATCAGAAGCTCCGCCTGCATTAGTAACTGAAGCAGAAGTACCTGGTGCTGATCTTACTAGATCCCAGTGACCCCATCTTCTTTGTACTGTAGCAACCTGTCCATTTGCATTGACAGTAAAGCTAGAAAGACTTGGTCCTGTATAGGTGTCTGTCAATGTAATTGCTGTTGCGTTAACTGCTGCAACTTCGTTATTAAAGAACCCAATTGTTGAGTTACCAAAGTAAAGATTATCTCCGACTGTTAAAGTAGCGGACACATCTCCTGATGGTGTTACAGTTTTGGATCCATTATCTAAAGTTGTAATAACTGCACCTAAGTTTGCTGAGTAAGCAGCTGAAGAAGTACACACAGATACTTTAAGTGAATTACCTAAAGACCCTGGGTACCTTGCGACAAAATCCGCACCGGCCGGAATCGTTGCACCTGCGAGATCATCTTCGTTCGCAATAAGTACTTCGTTTCCACCTGTAGCGGCGTTTTTTGAACTGGAGTCTAAGACTCTAGTTACATATAATTTATTTCCGTATGCTAAAAAGTTAGCAGCCGAAAAGAATGTTTC